ACCCCCAGATACCATGGATTGTGCATAGGTTCGCCAGTTATCAGAGGGTGATATTTCGTTTAATTTCAAAACAAGTTCATCAATAGCTTTGCTTTGATTAACCGCTAATTGTTCTTCTTCTGATTTCTTCTTTTTAAACCATGCCATTAGCAAATCAATCCTATCACTGGTTGTTTCGATGTATAAAATGCGATAACAATAGAATCAGCCTTGTTCGGTGATTTTATTCCACGTTTACGCAAATCTTTTTTAGATTCTACTTTAATTCTACCGTTATTATCATAATCAAGCAACGGTGTCGATAATTCAGACATTAATACTTCTAAATCTTCAATGCTAGAATCAATACTAATCATTTCATCAATGTCAAATTCTTTCCCTTGCGTCACAAACAAAAAGGTATTTTGAAACCGTTCCCGTAATCGCCACCATGCTTGTGCTTTCAGGTTGCTGAACATTGCTGCATTCGTTTTACCTGTAACAAATTCACAATTAGGGGATTCTACCGCACCAGAGGCATTAAAACCGATAATATTCATTGTACCTGCGTACATTTGCTCAGTTTTCAGTTCATTTAACTTCGCTTTTACCCCTGCGCCAACGCCAATCGAATCATAAACAATGGTTTCACACGTATAATCGGTTGCTTTAGCCCACGCTTTTACACTCGTTTCGCCCGTATCACCTTCACCAAATTCCTCTAATTCGAGCAAAACAGAGCCTTTACGATAAGCAATGGCGTTTTTATCAGCACCTTCATCAGCAACATCGACACCTAATTGTTTAATTCCGTCCAATAATTGCGGTAATTTCTTATGCAAATCAATACACGCTTCAATCCATTGGTATTTAATAATCGCTTTTGCACTATCAGCGAGCGGTTTACCTTCCCAAACGTGCAAATACATATCGTAATCACGCTCTTTCAACGCATCTTTTTCATCAAGCAATGTTTGTGATATGTGCTTATTCTTATCCCAATTCACCTGCAACAACAACGCATCTTTCGGTTGATTCACAACAAAGTATTGATAGGTTGCATCAAGATAGTTTTTCGGGTTAAACGATACCCATATTTCAGAGCCTTGCTTACGAATAGTCGGTATCAGTATTTGCCATGAATCTTCGGAAACGTTTTCCGCTTCTTCCACCCAACAAATATCAACACCTTCCAATGATTTTATTTTCGTTGGATTGTTTTTAATCCCATAAAAAAGAAAGCGTGAACCATTTGCGTGAACGATACTGTTTTTCAGCACAAGAAACTCATTCTGATAACCAAGGCGGTCTATCGTATCTGATAAAATAGTGATAACAGAATCGCTAATAGAGTTTTGTAATTCACGTGCACAAAGAATACGAAGTGGCACTCTACGTGCAAATTCCACAAGTAATTCCGCAATGTTATACGACTTACCAGAGCCACGACCACCATAAGCGACTTTATAACGACACGATTTAGTAAACGGTTTAAATACGTTAAGGACAGCCATTGACTATTTTTCTTCTAGCTGTTTAGCAGCATCGTCATCTTCAACATCGACTTCGTTCAAATCATCAAACAAATCATTAATGGTTTTCTTCTTCTCAGTAGTCACTTCCAACTGTTTAGATTCACGCCATTTCTCAGATTGACGAGATTGCAACCATGTTTTAGCAGCCGCAACATCAGGCAATATAACTTCTTTAGTCGTATACGTAATAGGTTGCATTGTGGCTTTATCAATAACCGTCACTTCTTTATCAAATTCCATACCAACAGCGCGGTCATATAACGCTTTAGCAACACGAGAATCCGCTAAATCATGACCATCGCGCATCGCTGCATGAAAATCAGAATGGAGTTCACACCATTTATTCAACGTACCCATGGTAACATCAAAGAAATCAGCGAGTTCCTTGTTCTTTTTACCTAATAAAGAAAGGCTATACGCTTGCTGTGCAAAAATAGGTTGATACGAATCAATCATTTCTTGTCGCGTCATTTTCGCGTATTCGCCAGCAGGTACATCAACGAATTCAGATGTTGGCACTAGCGGTTTGTCTGGTGGGTATTTCATGTGGTATCTCACTCGTTAAAATCAGTATAACTATATTAATATGATATAACGAGTGGATATATAAGGCAAGAAAGTTATTAGTCAACCATGAGTGATACAGCAACAATGGCAAGAACAGCAATAAGAATAAGCTGAAAGAATTTCATGACTGGCGATTCAGGTAAAACAAAACCATCATTATTTCTACGTCTGTTTTGTTCAAGTCGTTTACGAGGATTCGTTTCAATATCTTTCAAATCAGCATATTCATCAAGCATGATAACTTCATCGGTGAGAAAATCATGGGCGAATTTCTGTTTGGTGGATTCTTGATGTACAAAATCAATGTGTGTTTTTCTCGTGTGGCGATTGAGATTGTGTATGTTGGTATCTTGTAGTTTATGGTTTGGCATTTTGTTAGTCCTTGTTGGTGTAGGTTGATTTTAATTGTTAGGCAAATATTTGTTTTATTAAGGTAATTGAAAAATGGGTTGAGGTCAAGTGGGATTTTAGAATTGATGGTGCGATAACGGATAGCGTGGGTTGGTATGAAAATATTTGTTTTATTGTGAAAGTGTGAATTTTTAGGGAGGTGAAAATGGAGCAACCTAGCGGCAATCGTCTTTTGGCTAGTATTTTCGGGCTGTCTAGCCAGTGTGAATAAGTTATTCACATTGTGTATAAATAACATAGTTATACACAGATAGCCTGTAGCCATTATACCATGCGGCTTTCAGCTATTTAGCCTATCAAATAGCAATATCCTACCAAGTGCGGAAGGTTCTGCCATCAAATAATTATTACTTATTAAAATCATTATTTTAAAAACCTATAATTAATAAGAATTGTATATAAATCATAGACTTATAGCTATTAGATAGGTATTTAATAAAATTATATAGTTTATGCACCAGTTATGCAGATAAATAGGCTATTTATGCAATGTATGAATAGGTAAAAAATAGTGGGGAGTGATAGTTAATATAACGCTCGTTAGTAGCATAATAGTTGTTATTGATGTAGTTATAGCATTGCTACTGATTGATAGCGTTTATGCGCTCGTTTGATAGCTTAATGATTAAATGATGGATTAGATATGAGTGTTATTAGTCTGCGACCAGGTAATAATAGATATTGTTAGATAATGTATGGTTATGAGAACGCGTTAAACGAGCGCTATTGAGTGATAAATTTTAGTAGAGTGGTTGTATGGTTATTAAATGATGTGGTTGTCGTGTGCTCGTTTGACGGGTTAATGGGTAAATAAATGATGGACGGTGGGGAACTGAAAACAGCTTGAATTAAATGCGGGTTTTATAGTGATTAATTGATCAATAGCGATTTTATGATTTTTATTTTATTTTTTTGAAAATGAAACGGGAAATAATTGCGCGTGAAAAGCAGCTTATATCCCCCATTCAACAACTAACAACAACTAACTTAATATATCTCAACTGCTCAAAACTCAAACGCTTTATATCAAAATGAAGATGAGTGTAACACTAATTCAAATGTTAACAAAAAAATCCAATTTTGGGCGTTTTGGGTATAATCGCCGTTTTTTCAAAACTCCCAGAGGTGGGCTGTAAATCAACGCTAATTACCAACTCTTTCTCACTCAGTTAAAACATACCTTTTTTTATTATTCCCCTACTACGTTCAACAATTTATTGGAAAATCAAACACTTACAGACAATTTTTACCATGCGGGCTTATAACTCTTTGATTCCACTCAACTTTTCACCCACTTTTTAACATCTCGTTAACATTCATCAACCCACTTTTCCAAAAAAGCGAATAAAAAAAATAATTGTTTTGGGAATAATTTTTCACTTGCCCAAAATACCCAAACTCTCTCATTAACATTTTTAACATTCCATTAACATTCACCCAGCCACCACATCATCAAATTTTACGCATAAAAAAAGCGCCTTTTGCAGCGCTCTTTATTATTCATTTTCACTATTCATTGGCGACAATCTTTTTATTTCTCACTTGCCACCCTTCAATCCGCTACCAATCACACCTTTTAACAACCCCATGATAAACATACTAAAAAATTCACTCATTTCACACCTACCTTTATTTATTTAAAATTCTATCGCTTTTTTACTTTTATACGCTTATTTAATAACTAATCAAATCATTAGCAATCAAAAAACACTCAACGATATTACAATCAATAATCTGTAAATAGTTATCAAGATTATCTAAACATTCATCGAATTCAATGCAATATTTATTATCGTTTATTTTTATAATCTCACTACCAAAAAAAAACTGTTTTTTCGTTACTATCAAATGAAAATTCAACGCCTTTCTTTGTCACGTCAACATCTACTAATAAATATTCATCGTTTTTTAATTCGTATTCAAAACATGGAATGAGTCCGCTTGTTATCATATCATTAAATTGCTTTTTAATTTTTTTGTATTGTGTGTTCATAATCATCTCACCTATTTTATTTTTTTTATCTCTGTCATATTATTTAAATCGACAATAATATATTCACAACCAATACTTTTAATGAATTTTTCGTAGTCGCTTTTTTTCATAACATGAGTTGACAAATAATCTTTACGCGTCAACCAGACATACTCGCATAGATTATCTATTGTTGCTAAACGCTCGTAATCATGACAATAAAAATCCAGCGGAGAACCTTTTTTGATAAAATCAGCGTTATTTTTTAATTGTTTTTCAACAATAGATTTTAATATTAAATATCTATTATTTTTAGTATTTTTCGCTAATAGCATATTTTTTATTAAATAAAAATTATATTTAAAATCACTTACTAATTGATTTAAATCATAACTATCATAGTTGTTAGACAAATAGTTATCACGATAGTTTTTCTCACTAAAAGATTCACCTTTTTTTAATTTAACGCTATATCTAAACGCTATTTTTTGTATTTTATCTAATGTATAACGTTTATCTAATGATGACAAATATTTAATTCTATCATTGAAAATACTGTATAAAAATTTATCATTTTTTAAATCACGCATCATTTTTTGATATTCTCGCGAGTTGAAAAACGTTACTAGATTAAAACTTTCTTGTATTGATGTTTCTATCATTGTGTTAAATATGTTCATAATCATCTCACCTACCTTTATTTATTTAAAAATTCTATCACTTTCTCAACGCTTTCAAAATCAACGCTATTTTCAATATTTTCACCATCATCATAATAACATACGCGATAATCTTCTATTTCGCTATTTGCTTTCGTTATTACATAAACACTAGCATAACAATCATTTATCTCACTATAATAGCTTACAGCGTTATATAGCTCGTTTATATTATTAATAATAGCATCATGCTTTTTTACATTATTATAAACAATAGTACCCACTTCAATACTTATAAAATCATTCGTTAAGTTGATATAATTTACTGGAAATCGAACAAAGCTTTGCTTGTTTGTATCAAGTTCAAAATAAGTGTTTTTATCTAATTTGTTTTTTATTTCATTGTATAAATTTTTCATCTTTTAATACCCCAATAAATTTTTTTTAAATCGATTAAATTGTTCTAATATTTCATTGATAACATTACTTCTAACATTTAGATATGTCGTTTTTTCAGTATCAATTGTTTTATGATAAATAGATGTTTTAATTTGATTATCTCTAGAATAAATAGAAATACAATACACATAAAATTCAGTATAAAAATTATATGTATAGTCGTTTTGAATAATAATAAATTCATCATGTATTTTATTTTCGATATTTTGCTCAATAGTGAATTTATTAAACGTTTTTAAAACATCTTTTTTACTTGCGTATTCAATCATAATCATTTCACCCTATCTTATTTTATTTTCTGTATTTCGAAATTATCAACGCTGTAAAATTTGCGTAAAATAATCATATTTTGTTTTTCATTATCAGCATTCACGCTCAAATGAATAATAAAACCAGTTTTTCTATTTTCGATTGAATAAAACATTAGTTTGTTATTCCTTGTTTTTAAACTTGATAAAGCGCATATTTTGTCGAATCCATATCATATCCATTTTTAACACTTTTATGATTGGTGTTCTCAGTAATAATACTAATTGCTTCGCCTTTTTCACCCTTTGTATATGCCGTATTAATTTTGTCGTTATAGCCGATATACACGGGTTTATTTTGCTTTAAACGCCATACGGTCACTGTTTGATTATATCCGCGAGCTACGCTACCGTCCTTTACACTGTAAATAAATGTTATCATGATTCTATACTCCGATTATTTAATTTTGTTTAACATACTAGATAATTTTGCTGGTAAAACATTCCAGTAATTTTCGATTAATTCGTGAATTCTATTGTCATTTTCTTTCCCACTTGCAGCTCCAATAATGCAAAGCCATTCGTAAATATCGCCGTTGTAAAATTTAACAGTTAGACAGCTTGGCAACCCCATCAAATATTCACGCAAAGCCATACGTTGCCCCATTCTATCAACCATAAAACCATACTCACTGATAAAAATATCATAAAACGCTTTCAATTTTTCGTTATTTGTTGTTGGTTCTTTTTCCAACTCGTACCCGTCAAAATCCATATTATTAATTAAATATGCTTGAACAAATGGCAATAAAGCATTACTTGATAAATTCATTTTTTGCTCGTTTTTCATTGTTAAGTTTTTCATAATCATTCCCTACCTTATTTATTAGTTAAATTTATTTTCAATTCACGTTTTAGTCTATTACAACGTTGTTCCATAGCTGCGCTTTTATTGTTGATACTGCTAACAACTGTACTACCATTTTTTAAATGTATTGGCATTACATAAGAATTAATTTTATACATTTGTTTATTGCTCCGCTTTGTTTTAATGATTCTATTATAGTCTTTTACTTTACTATGTCAACAATAAAAACAAATATTTTTTATTTAATTTAAAACAACGAAAAACCGGTGCACTAAAAATCGGCTTAGTTTTTCTATCATCATCATTTTTTGTCTTATATAAGCAGAGCTACCAAAAAATACAAAACCAGGTAACAAAAATCCAAGTATTCACGTCCTAAATTATTCACTTTTTATTCATTACATTATCTATCGCTAATTTAGAATATGCTAATTTACCTTTATCTATATTAGTAAATACTAATTTATGATTAACGAATATTCACTTTTTATTTAATTCTCAAAATGAAAATATGGCAAAAACTATCAGAATCGCTGTATATATCGAAAAAACTTAACTTTTTGTTTAAGAAATGAAAAAACTTAACTTTTGCTTTCACTATGGCTGAAAAACAATCGAAAAAACTTAACTTTTTGTTTAAGAATTTTATTTTTAGAAATGTTTTCTACTTGGTAGGGAATTTATTTTATTTTTCGTAAAAAAAGACCATCAAGTAAATAAATAATGATGGTCAATAGGGGAGCAATGATTGAGATAAAATAGTAGCACTATCATATTGTTTATACAATGATTATTGTCTGTTTTCTTCTATCATAGCCAAACATTCATGTATTGATTCTTGACAAGTCGCCACTTCACAATAACTGCCTCTGTTAGCTACGCAATACACACATTCTTGTCTCACAGTATAGAAGTATGCCTGCGCCCATTTAGCACCAGAGCATTTGCCACCTGATAATCTGTGAGGGAATTTATAACTATCGCACCAACACGTTATCCCAATTCTTTGTTTTTTAGCCATAACTATCGCCCTATCTATCGAAAAAACTTAACTTTTTATTTGAATCTTTGTTTTTTGTGTTAAAAACTTTTAACTATTGCCACGATAATCGTAATAAAACAGGCTGAAACACAATACCATAAAAACTCAGTTCTACGCTCTTTCGTTATATCATCAATTCGTCTTTTCATTATTTGCTCCCTTTCAACGTAATAATCGTATTAAAAATAAATTCACACACTAAAACAGTAACTTAGTTAATCTGGTCTAATGTGTAAAAGAAGGATTAAATTTCCTTAGTAACAGTGTTATGCGGAACAATCTATCTGCGTTTTGTGTACAAATAATCGCTCAATACTTTTCTTGCTACTTCCGCTTTTGCCGTTTGCACTTAGTGAACTTTTAACCTCCTGCTCCCAAACACAAACAAAATCATCTGGTGCATTATACTCACTAATAAAAACCTTGTGACCTTGCTTTACTTTTTCTCTACACCACTGCCAATGTTCATCTGATGTAAAAACATCTTTGTATTGTGTCGCTCCAGCGTAGGGAGGATCTGAATATATAACGCTGTTATCTGGTATAATTAACTCTTCGTAACTACACCCTACAACATTCACACCCTCTAATTTTGGTAGTTGCTTTTTGACATTAGCAAAAGCTTCAGCTTGGTAATCTCTTAAACCACCCTTCGTATCAACTTTACCAGCAAATCCACCAAACCACTTACCAGAATAACTACAAGCAGTAGCAACCCATCCTATAATGTGTTCAGCTATCTGGTTATCGGTGTTCTTTATATACTGATACCGTTCCTTTGTTATTGTTTCTGGTTCCCATCCAGCTATAAGCTTATTCCACATTGACGCAATAAAAAAGTTAGCCTCACCTCCAAGCCTTTTACCTGTCACATGTTGCATTGAGTTACCGCCACCAAAAAACGGCTCTACATACCATTGATCAGGCTCTCTATCTTTTAAAATAATTGGCAATATATACTTTGCAATCCTCGCCTTGCTACCCATGTATTTCATAATCTCTCCAGTGTTGCTAAGTTCCGCATAACAAGGTTTTCAAAAGGACTAAAACAGTTGGTCGCTTTTGGTTGCTATGTCGCATTAATTTAATTTTGTGTGTATTTCGTTTTTGTCTTTTAATAGTAAGGGTTATGTGTTCATTCTATCGGAGTACAATTCTTTTACTTTTCTTTTTGATTTATCTCTAAAAGCACCCAATCCGCCACCAAGTCCACCAGCGCCATTATCAAGATAAGGCAAAATCCAATAATCGCCATCAGCATAAGGCTCTAAAGCTTCGCCGTATTCATCACACATAACAACGGCTTCAACGGGATTGCTAACAGTTGGCTTTTTTGCTTGCTCGGTCATAATATTTACTCCAGTATTAATTAATTGGTTCGGTGGTCACTTCTAGCAACCACGTTAAGCTAAGGTTATGTTGCTTTTCTGGTTTTGCGCGTGTCCATATCTTTAAAGTGCAATTCTTCACTGTTAGGTCTACCGCAATGCAAGCAATGAGTATAAGTTCCAAGCCCTTCACACTCCGCATCTTCTGCAAAATTATCAGGGTATTCGCTTTTTAAAATTTCAGTGCTGCCAATTATTGAGCCACCTGTTTCAGTGTTGTGCTTATGCGGTGCTAGCCCGTAATACGGATATACACAATCACCGTCACCGTCATTACAGTGTTCGCAGCAACATAACAACGCCGTGCAAGTCGGACTACTAACAGTTGGTTTTCCTTGGTCGTTTTCCATTTTATCTAACTCCTGTGTTCTTAATTAATATAGTGGTTACAATCGTAGCCGCTTAACGCAAAGGTTAGCAGGAATTACCTCATGACCTCTATCACTTCGCTAATCGTCATGCCAGCAACAACATCGGCACCAAGCC